GCATTTGCCAATGCAGAGGTGCCAGCAATTGTAACGTCTTTGATTACGATTTGCCCAGCGCGGTCATTCGATACCGCACCTGCGCCAGTAAACTCAAAAAGTCCGCGATTAGACGGAAACGCTGGTGATGGAGTCAGAACAAAGCCTTTTGCATCGCCCTGATACGGGAAACGTGCGGAATCGCCTTTAATCGAAATGCTACGATTAGAAGAACCAAAAACAATCGGCTCGGAGATAAGGTAGTTTCCCGACGGGCCAGACAGTTCCCCGCCGCCAGACAGACTGTCAATGGCACTTCTGAATGCTGGGTAACTCTCGTCCACACAAGTAGGTCTGCACCCCACCACAGAACATTCACCGGCCCACTAAACTGCCGCTCCCAGCTGCGGCCCAGCCCATCTTTCCAAACCGTGCCACCATTGTCCGGCTTGTTGCCCGTGCGGACTGCAATGCCATGCGCCCCGTCAAAATAGTTACTACGGCCACCGATCTGAATTCGCGTCGCATCACCAGTGTAAGCACGAAGCTGGGCGTAAGTTGCCGCACCGATCAGCGAACTGCCATATTCCGCACCCAACTCCTGCCGCGACACGCCGCTGATAACCTCCCACTGCGCCGGATTGAAAGTTCCAGTGGTGGTAAACGGAATGGCAGTTGCAAGCGCGTGATACGTCACGCCACTATAAGTCACGGTCTGAGTGACGCGGGAAACGGCAATGCCGGACGCGAACGCTACCGGCACTTCATAGCCGGTGCGACGGAAGAATTCGTCAACAGTCAGGCGCGACTTGCCAAATCGGTCAAGATAGCTGCCAGCGCCATTGCACAGCGCGTCAAAATCTTTGACGTTGTCCAGAAAGTCGGTAACGTCAGTCGATGGAATCGGATTAGGCATTACAAGCCCTCATAAATGCGTGAGTCATAAGCGGCGGCCTCAATGTCAATCGTGCCGTCCGCCTTCGGTTTTATCTCAGTGACAGTATACAGCCCTGCACTATTTATAGCATCAATCGCCAAGCCTACGCCGATAGCGTAGCGGCTAGAAAGCTGCTGTGTGCTGCCGTTTGCCACGTAAACGCCCGCTGGCAAGCTGGAAACCGTGAAGCCACCATCAGCCGGCGTGGCGGTAACGACGGCTGTTTGATAGCCTTCTGCGGTCGTAAACACCACCTGCGCCGATGTGTTGCCATTCCATTGGATCGGTTCGCTAGTAGTAATGGTCAGGCCATCAATCGCCAGCACCTCGCCAGCCTGCAATCCGTCGTCGCCGTAGAAGTCGTTAGGATCAACCCAGCGAACCAGATCGCCCTTGCGTAGTGCGAAGCCGTCATTCAGCACGGTGTCAGCAAAAAACTGGCGCTGATACAGCAGCTTGCGACATTCCAGCAGTGCGCGATTATTCGCTTGCGTCTGATTGCGGCAGCCTGCCAGCTTCATTTTGCTGGGGCGCGATGGCGTACCGGCAACGATAGTGCCGTCAGTCTGAATGCGGTAACGGATGTATGCGCGGACGTTTTTCTCTGGGTCTACATATTCCAGCTCCACGCCGTCGTATTGACCCGGCACAAATCCGTTATACGTCAGCACGCTATCGCCAGACGCCGCAAGGTTGCGGTAATCCAGCTGCATGACAGGGTACGGCTGCGCAGCATCGCGCCGGAACGTGTATTGCAGGCCAACGCGCGACACGTACACGCGGGCGGCGTTGCAAATAGTCTCCACTCGCTCACCAATAGACACGTCGTCATCGTCAAACGTGAAATCGAAATAGCCAAGCTGGCCAAGGTCGCCAATGGCGGTTAGCGACGCAACATCAAGGTCACTGATCGACAAACCACCGACGGCAACGTACTGATGCACCACGGCACGACGGAAATCACGGCTAGCAGATGTTGCTGTGCTGGCGAGGTCGCGCACATGGCGAGTAGCAATCAGGTTAAATTTCCGGTCGCTGAAACTGGTGGCGGATTCCGTGGCCTTGGTGACGACTTTGGCAACGGTAACGCCTGGTAATGCCTTGCTTGCGTAGTAACGAAGCGCTGCCAGCTGCTCGACCTTGGCCACGTCGTTACCATCGCCAACGGCATTGCTTAGGCGCTGCCAGCGCACGCGGTAACGGGCAGTGCCGTATGCCGGCGTAGTCACGACAGACCATGCGCGATAGTCGTAGGTGTCATCTGAATAAGTCGCATCGGCAGACTGGCGAGTGCCGCCGATTTCGTCGCCGTTGCTATCAATCGCCCACCATTCCGTGCGGATTGTCACGGAACCTTTCAAGCCACGCTGGAATATAAGATTCGTGCGGAATCGGTCAGCAGTCACTGGCAGCGTGTACGGTCCAACCCAAATCGGGCTGTTGCCAATCGGCTTGATGCTAACCGTAACGGTGCCGGTGAATGCGGCTGTAAACACGGCTGGCGCGGTGAATGTGAACGTATGGAAGCCCGCCGCCGTAACGACGGACGTTACCGCACATGTTTGGCTGAATGCCACAGCGCCAGTGCCAGGATCATAGGTGAAGCCTACCAGTGCATTGCCCGTGCCGACGATGGATAGCAAGTTGTCCCACTTGGTGCCGGTGGCGACTTTGACGGTGAATGCCGCGCTGCCGTTAGTTATAACTACGTCTGCGGTTTCGGTTTCGCTCGGCCATACGGTCGGGTAGACAAGTTCCTGTCCATTCACGTCAGACACGGTAAAGGGCTCAGTCACGCCAAGAATGGTAGTCGTGCCATTCTCTGGATAATCGCCACCAACCGGCTCGAAAAACTCCACGCTACTGCCGGAAATGTCGCCAAGCGGTGTGTCGCCGGATTTGATCGACTCGCGTGTGTACTTGCCAAGCCCGACGCAAAGCCACTCGGTCACATACTTGATGTGGTCAATGTAATATTCGTCCGACGGCTGAATCAAATCAGGGTATGAGCGAACCTGCCCGTAAATGTCGGGAATGGCCTGATAGGCGCGGGCAGTGTTTGTCTGACCGGTCAGTCGGTTATTCGGGCTGTCTTTGCCGACGGCTGCCGATACGTTCGGAATGCTCGGCTTGGGAATCAGCTTCCCGATCAGGCCGAATGTCAGAATGTTGGCAACCTTGCCGATAGCGTTTGCCACGCCACCCTCTGGCCGGCAGATCACGCGCACGGAATCAAGCGCGCTCGCCAGCCGTTGCAATTCCGCGCACTCGGCTGGATTGTCAATCAGCTGGCCATTGATATACAGCGATGCACCGTAGCCAGACGCGAGATGGCGCTCGATGTTCTGCTGAATGGTCAGCGAGTAATCCAGCTGCTCAGTAGTGACGCCGGATGCGCCAGTAGGATCATGCAGGATGGTAAGCATAAAAGCGGATTTCCCCGTAAATTTTCTGCACTGCTTCGATAGTGTTGATTCTCACGCCGCCAGGTCGGTTTTCGTCGCCGTCGCAATGCAGGATCATGCCGCGCCCGATGTAGACACCGCAGTGCCATGGCTTGCCGTCGCGCCATGCCATGAAAGCACTGGCGTTTGGCGCTGGGTCGGAAACTTCCTGCCAGCCCAGCGAGGCATATTCCGCCATGTCATTGCCACGCGCTACGGTGACGCCGCAGACGTGGTAGAAGTACATCGCCAGCAGGCCAAAGCAATCCATAAACTGCCAGTTCGCTGCGTACTTTTTCCACTGCACGCGGCCAATGGTCGCGCTGATGAATTCGTCAGTCGTCATAGCAGTTCCAGCCCCGTGAAAACAGACACGTCATAGATGCGCGCAACACTGCGGCGCATTGGGTTGTCAACGGTGGCCGTTACCTGCACAGAGTCGGCATTCAGAGACACGCCATCGTTACCAGACACGTACAGCGTAAGCGTTTGCACTGGCGTAGCAAGGTCTGGCGACTGGTATCTGCCGTAACCTACGGTAATGGGCTTGTATCGCCCGGCAGTGGTTATCCGGCGCAATTGCTGGCTGAATGTGCGGCCAACGACAATACGCGGGAACCTGATAGCCATGCTGCCGCCTTTGTTATTACCAACTTCCGGCAGGGTAATGTCGGCACGCACGGCTTGGTGCAAATAGCCACCCAGCGTCACATCTTCAAATTTATTGACGACAATGCGGAATGGCTGGCTGAAATCGTCATGCGTGAACGTCAGCGCCTCATATTCCGGCGCTGGGTTTTTCGTTGTCCAGAACTCGCGCTGACTCATGATTGCGGCACGTATAGGTTGATTAGGTAATCAAGCGGCTCGGTGAAGCCATTCCAGTTCGGCAGTTCGATCATCAGCTCGGCTGCATCAAGATACGATTGCGGGATCACCCGTTTGCGGGCTGTAATTTTTCCGGTGTACGTCCAGACGCGGGCATCGTTGCTTGCAGGCATGAGCGAGTCAGGCACGAAGCGGCAGGTGTGCGTGACAATGCCGAACTCGGTGCGCAGTGGCAGCGTGAATTCGTTTGCGCCGCCGTCAAGATAGGCGGCTTGGCTGAACCAAAGCCAAAAGATTTGCGCTTGCTGCTCGGTGAATCGGAAAGTCAAATCCCACTGCGTCGGCACGTCGTCGCCGGTCTTTTGCGTGTACGCAGGGCCGCGACGCGGGTCTAGCATCGCATACGTGGCCGCTTGGCTTCGCGTTTTGGTGGCTAGCGGGCTTGGCAGGCCAATTGGGTAGGGTATTGCCATGATGTGTACCTGTGGCGTGATAGGTTTATTTTAGCATGTGGTGCGAGGTGATAGATATGTTTAAGTTTACGCGGTGCGGCTGTGTGTTTATAGTTCATTTCAACGACGCGGCATGTTTTGGCGCGGCAGGGTAGGGCGCGGTCGGGCAAGGAGCTAGACAGCTTCCAGCAACTTAGCGATAGGTTGCTGTGAGGTGTGATAAGCACCACGAGGACTGGCGCGGCCCGGATAGGTACGGAAAGGCCCGGCTCGGTAGGGCGTGGCTTGGCAAAACATGGCCTGATGACTCAGGCGTTAGCGGGCAACTGCTAACGCGTGCGAATCAGCACGATTTCAAGGTAAATCAAGGAGATATATAACATGGCAACACTGACTATCAAAGTAACTGGCGTGACTGCAATGCTGATGCACAGCGACCGTTTTGCCGACCCGCTCGACCCGCTGACCAAAGCACACAAAGCACTGACTAGCAAGCGCAAGAAAACCGACGACGACCACGAAGCAATTGCACGCAGCGAGTACATCGGCGGCCTGTACTACGACGACGTAAACGGCGTGCATGTGCCTGGTGCGAACTTCAAAAGCTGCCTAGTTGAAGCTGCCAAGCTCAACAAGCTGGGCACGGAGTTTAAGCGCAGCCTGCTGGTAATCGACGAGTGCATCAAGCTGAACTACGAAGGCCCGCAAACGCCGGAAGCACTGGCAAACGATCCGCGCTATGTGCTGGCAAAATCCGTCAAGGTCGGCACTGCTCGCCTGATGCGCCACCGCCCGCGCTTCCCTGCTGGCTGGTCTTTCATCGCCAGTATCGAATATGATGAGTCTCGTATCGACCCGTCCGAACTGCAAACCGTACTGGCAAACGCTGGCCGCTACATTGGCCTTGGCGACTGGCGTCCGGCAACTGGCGGCACTTATGGCCGCTTCACTGTGGAGATTGCATAATGGAACTGCTCCAGATTTGGGATGGCCTCAAGATGACTTATGGCGACTTCATCAGCCATAACGAGATCGAGGCGCATTTCCTGAAACCTCGCCCGCATGTGCGTTCGTTTCAGGCTGACGGCAACCTCGCCGAATATGACAAGGCTGTCGAAAAGTGGAACCTGCAACGTATGGCCACAATCGAAAAGCTGAAAGAGGCCCTGCTGTTTGAGCGTGAAATGTACCTCATCAGCGTTCGCGGCGATGGCTACCGCGTGGCAACGCCGAAAGATCAGGTAAGCATTGCTGCCAACAAGTTCCGCGATGCCGTACTGAAAGAGGCGGCAAAGCTGAAAACGGCAGCGGCCAAGGTGAATCTTGACGCCATCGAAGATAAGAGCGAACGCGCCCGCGTTATGCGCCAGCAGGATCAGGCGCAAGGCTTGGCGATGTTCATATCTGGCCGCACGAATCAATCCGTCAAGCTGCTGAATCAATAGCAACTGCAAGCCGCGTGACAGGCGGCTTATGGGTGCAATTGCATCACGAGGATCGGCGTGACACGGAATGGCTAGGCACGGTCGGGTAGGGCAAGGGCTTCGGATAGCCTGTAACGCATTGGCGACAGTGCGTTATGGAGTATCTTGGTGCCGAATGGCGGGGAGAGGCGAGGTCGGGCGTGGCAAGGGTCTAGATAGACAAAAAACGGGGCACTCGCCCCGTTTTCCATTACAGCTTACTCTGCACGTTTGTTGCCCCCTTCATCGCTGACCATACCTGACCGCTATTGCTGGCAATCTGGCTGGCCACCTCGGCAACGGCGCGTTGCACGGTCACTTCCACATTGCCATCGCTGGTTTGCGTGGCCGATACATCAACGCCGCTTGCGTAGTTATTGACGATCACAGAGACCTTTCCGCCAAGATCGCCATTTGGCACTACCTTGCCGTTTTGACCGGGGATCATGTAGTTCTGGCCATTACTGGCAGTGAACATTTCCGGCCCAGCTTCGCCAACACGATAGAGACTATCCGCCGACACCGCCCCGCCGTACTGCCTACCGCCACCAAACGTCACGCCGCGAAGGTTGGAAATCACTGCCAAGCCAGCACTGCCCATCGCGGCCATGGTCGCCAGGTTGGCTGGGAACGGCGCGGCAACGCTGGCTTTCATGATGGCGGCCTGCAACGACACCAAAGAGTCAGCTAGCGCGAACGCCTTGCTGATGCGGAACAGGTTCTTGTAGGTGTTGCTGCTGTTGTCGCCGTATGTTTCCAGCAACGATGCTGCCTCGCTAAAGAACCCGCTTGCCGCTTGCAGCCGCGACCGCTGCGAGTCAATTTCCAGTGCGCGGATCTGCTCAACCTTGTTGCGGGTGATGTCGATTTCGGCCTGCGCGTATTGCTCTTGAGTGATTAGCCCTTGCTGGCGCAATGCGTCCATTTCTTCCAGCTGGTTGCGGGCTTGCGTCACAACATCAAACTGCGCTTGTTGCTCAGGCGTCATGCCAAGGCGTTGCACTGTTTCGCCAGCGTCACGGGATTGCTTGGCGCGGTCGGCAGCGTCCTTAGCAGCCTGCTCGCCAATGGCGTACATTTCTTTAAGCCACTGGTCTGTGTCTGCTTTCTCTTTTGCGCGAAGGTCGGCGCGGTCTTTTTCTGCGGCGGCGGCAATCAGAACCTGCGCTTGCTGGTACTCGGCAAACTTTATCTTGCCCTCTGCTAGCAGCTTGTCGTTTTTCGCTTGCTGCGCTTTCTCCTGCGCGTCAATCTTCGCCAGCCCGTCAGCGTTGGCGATGACTAGGTCGTTGATGTAGCCTTGGGAGTCGAATTTTTGCTTTTTCGTGCCGGACGACCCTCCGCCACCGCCACTTTTCCCGCCCTTGCCGCCAAGCGCGTTAGGATCAAGCGGCATGACGCCTTTTGCCCATTCTTCGCGCATGCGGTCGCCCCACGACTTACGTTCCTTGAGCGTATCATTGTCGGCTTTGTCCAGTGCCGCACGGCGCTTTGCCGACTCAGCCGCAAGGCGCTCGCCCATGTCGCCAGCGGCTTCAAAGTCGCCGCTCAGAAAGGCTTTTGCCTGTGCTGCCCGTGCGCCAATTTCGGTGCCAATGGAATCGAACACGAATGCCACGTTGCGGCCAAGTACGGTCACGGTCTGCCATACTTTTTCCGCCGCGTCGGCAATGTTCGCCATGGCGTTGACAGTGCTATCAGCCCACCGCTTCAGATGGTCGTTCTTGCGGATCTGCTCAGAATCGCCATCGACGTTCTCAATTGTGCGGCCAAGCACATCCAGCGCGGAACTGCCAACCCGTGCCATGTCGGCAATGTTTTCGCCAATGCCGGATTGCGATATGGTCAGGAATAGCTGATCCCACGAATCGCCAAGGTTGCTGATTGCGCCGTCTAGCGTTTTCGCTCGCTCTGCCATCGCGCCGTCAAAGTTGGTTTCAGCCAGGTTCAGCAAATACTTCTGGATGTTTTCAGAGCTGAACTTAACAGTTTCCGTAACGCCTTTAAACGTCAGGCTGACGTTATCGCCCTGCTTGCTGGCGCGAATGCCGAACTCTTTCAGGCGCTCAAACTCGCCCGTGCTGGCATCCGCAACGGCCTCAATCATCTGCATCAGGTCTTTGCCCATTGCCGCCGCCGTGTTGCCGTATGCCGTCAGCGATTTGATGCTAGGGTCAAGGCCAAGGTTGGTCAGGCGGGTAAATGCCGTTACAGCTTGATCAATGGAGTACGGCGTCGTAGCGGCAAACTTTTGCAGCACCTCGAATGCTTTCGCGGCCTCTTGCGTGCTGCCGGTGGCGGTAATCAGGCCAGCGTTCAATATGTCGAATTGGCGCTGCACTTCTACCAGTTTTGACAGAAAAGCGCCAAGCGAAATGGCAGCGAACGCAGCAGTTACAGCCTCCGATACCTTGGTGGCTTTCATGCTGACATTGTTCATGCTGGCCGTTGCGCGTCGCTCGCCATCAATCAGCCTGCTGGTATTCATGTCTACGTCGTAGTAGATCGACCCTACGGACTCAGCCATTCTTCGCCTTCCGTTTCTCTTCAATCGCACGCTCAAGCGCTCGGTAATCTTCCTGCGTCGGCTTCTCGTGCTGCTTTTGTTCGGGGAATTTCATGTCTAGCATGCGGCCAAACTGCGTCATGGTCAGCTGGCCTGCGTCATTGCGTGACATGCCAAAATGGATCCTTGCCGCGTCGATGTACTCGGATGCATCAAACCGTGGCGAGTATTTGCCACTGCCGCCAGACTTCTTCACGCGACCGACAATGCCGTGTTGCATCAGGTGGCGGGCAATGATGATCTGTTCGCTGTCTGGCATTAGACCTGGTTCGCCATAGCACCCAGTCAGTTCATGGTCGCCGCCACAGCACAGAATCACCACACGCGCAGCATTAACCGCATCAGCGCCATGCAATTCTGCATACGTGCTTACAATTTCCTCAGGCCTGCCGATAGACGCGATGTTAAAAAAGGACGGGTGCAACGTGTATTCGCGCCCGTCCTCTGTTGTCACGCCTACCTGCCCGATTTCGGTCAGGATCGGCATAGGGTTACGCTACCTCAAACAGCATCGCCTTGACGCCAACGCCGCCAGTCACGGCCACGGTGCCGGACAGGAACGCGCTGATGGTGGACAGCAGCACGTATTGATAGCCGTTGGCTGCCACGGTGATGGCCTTGCCTGCGGAAACGTCCACATTGCCAAGGCCGCCGACGGCTACGGTAGTGCCAGTGCTGCCGTCAACGGTCACAGTAACCGGCGATGCGGTGGTGTTTTCCAGTACCAGTAGCTGGCGCTTTTGCGGGTTGTACGTCAGCGTGTCGGACGCGCTCAGTGTGGTAACGGTCGGAGCGGCTGGGCCTTGGCCGACGGTGGTTGCGGTGATTGCTGCCATGGTCTTATACCTTCGTCAGTGCGCCGTTGGACATGGCTTCGAAATCCCAAGTCATTTCGGCATCGTAGTTGGCGGATTCGTTGCAGCTGGTAACAAGGAACGGGCCTTGGCGTACCACGCCGTCTTGACGTGTGATTTTCAGCCATACTTTCGGCTGGTACTGAGTGGACGACGGCGGGAACGTCACATGATCCATGAACTCGGTTTGGTTTTCGCCGGCTGCATCGTCAAACACAGCATCGCCGCTCAGAGTGAACGACTTGAACGTCACCAGATTGGAGCGTGTGTAGTCGTCGTTGGTGTCGCCGGTAGTGTCAACCGTGTCCCAAGTCATGCCGAGCGATTTTGTTCGCAGCATACCAAGGCGCTTGAAGGTCAAGCCGGCAGGGTTTGCGTTTTCATCGCCAATAGCGTAGTCGATGATATAGTCGCGTCCCGTGTATTTCATGGGTAATTACCTCGTGTCAATCCGCCAAGACGCGGACATTCATCTGAAAGACTGGCCGCTGTTCTTCGGTAAAGAAATACTGCGGTTCGTCGGGCTGGAAGTAGAAAGCGCCGTCCGATACGGTGGCAACGCGAAGGGCTTCGAAAATGGCATTGGCCTTGTTGCCCGCCGCCAGCCGGTCGCCATTGGTTTCGCCAATGACAGTCACAACGCATGTTGCATCGCGGATAACTTCGGCTGGCATGCCGCCAGACTGCTGAACGACAATGAATTTGTCGTCCGGCTCGCCATCGTTCCATTGAAATAATTGTACACGATAGCCAGACGTATAGCCATTTGCTATCAGGTAATCGTAGAGTGCTTCGGCGGGGATCATACTTGCATGCCTTTTTTGACTACTGCATCAATCATGTCTTTGCTATCCTCAAAGCCGAGCCGCAAGAACTCTTTCTTTGCGGACTGTCGGCGGAATCGTTGCTTCACGTTCGGGTCATGCACATAACCGGCGTAGTAGGCCGTATAGCCGATGCGACCGCGCCAGCCGTTTTCTTTGCGTGTGACTTCGCGGTATTGGCTGTTTAGCAGCGTGCTCGTATCTATTGGCGTGAACTGTGACGCATTCGCCCCGCCAATAAGCAAAACTTTGGTCAGCGTGGCGTAGGCTTTCTTTTCCACCTCGTTGCGGAATGCGCCAATGCGGTTAACGATGCGAACGCTCATGCCGTGATCTCGTAATCGTCAGCCTTGCGCTCAAACGTATCCGCGTACCGCGTCACGCTGCGTACCAGTGCCGCCTTGGCCGCAATCGGGTCTGCCAGAGACTCTTCGCCAATCAGCACGTAATCGCCCATTTGAGCCAGGCTGTACTCGGTGTAAATCTGCATGCGGCTGACGAACTCGACGCCCTTATCATCGGTGCGCTGCTCCTTTTTCGCTCCATAGTCGCAAGCGATGACTTCCGGTGGCGCAAACGTGGCCTTGCCGGTCTTATCGTCACGGCCAGTTGCGCGCCAGATGGTCGCTTTGCCGGTGTATGAGAATCTGGCGAAGCTCATCGAATGACTTTCAAGAAAGCGCCAGTGCCTGACGAAATAAGCGCAGTCGTGCAGCCGGACGTGTCCAGCTGCGACAGTTTCGAGCGCAGATCATTGGTCAGCGTTGCGCCGTATTCGTATGACTGGCTTGCACCAGATGGCGCAGACTGAGACTTAACACGCCTGCCGCCCGTGTCGTTCGCCATGATTGCTGCGGCGTACATCTGGATCAGCAGCTTGTCAGCATCGCTATAGCCAGCACCATCAAGGCACGCTTGCACTGAGTTGGCCTTGTCAACGATGGCTTGCAGCATGAATGATGGCACACTGATGCCAAGCTGTGTCAGGTACTCGGTTAGCTGGTCGGTGGTAATCATAGTGTGCGCCTATTTTCGATAGGTTGATTATAGCAACAATCAACTATCGGATAATCTCTCAATTCGATAAGATGATTTCATCGAAAGAGGGAAAGGAAATGGCTTCAATCACACAACTGAAATACGCGCTTGCACTTGGCAAGGCAAAGCACTTCAAGAAAGTAGCCGAGCTATGCCATGTAACGCAGCCAGCAGTATCGAAGGCAATCACGGCACTTGAGCAAGAACTAGGCTATGACGTGTTTGTGCGCGGTGGCAACCAGCACATCAAGCGTTTTGCCGGCATCACAGATCAAGGCCAAGCATTCTTAGACAAAGCCGCCAAGGTGGTGGCAGATTTTGACGAACTGACGAGAGGTAATGAGAAATGAGCGAGTGGAAACGTCACCGTGGCAGCAAGAGCATGCCGAAGTGTTTGGAGGGAAAGAAGTTTGAGGTGCGTCACCGTGATGGCAAAACTGCACCATATGACGGCACTGGCGAATGGTACTGGGATCATCGCGGCAATGATTGGGATATTTTTGCTTATCGAATCCTCCAATCCGAACCGGCCGCCGAGCCTGCCAAGCCAGACTACAGCAAGGGCTTTCCAGAAGGCACTACCGCCAAGGATATTGGCGCGAAGGTTGGGGATGAGTTTGTGGTGGTGTGCGGAGATAGCAGATTTAAAAATGGCGATGTTGTCAAGCTTGCAAAGGATGACGGAAGCGATTTGCCATGGTTTTCTTTTGATGGCAATTTTTCAGAGCTAACAAAACACTGCATGTACTGGCACGAACTCGCCCCCATCACACAAAAAACCGCCATCGAACTGCAATCCGAAGAAGTCGGCATTCCTGAGCCGGTGCAATATGTTAGCGATGGCGACAAATCGCCGGAGCATGTCGAAAAACAGGATGAAATCGTACACATGCCAACCACCGCGCCTGAGTTCCTCCAGTCCGCCCTATCCACGCTCACCCAGCGCGGCCAAGACTACGACAAGCCGGAAGGCGAACGCAGCGCAGCGGCTGTTGCTGTGGCGTTTAACGCTATCACTGGCCGCAATCTGACAGAGGCCGAAGTGTGGCTGGTATTGCAACTGGTAAAGGACGTGCGCCAGTGGCAAAACCCTGAGCGATACCACGCAGACAGCGCACTGGATTGCGTGGCTTATGCGGCGTTGAAGGCTGAGGCGTTGGCGGGAGGTAAGTAATGACCAAGAAAGCGATAGCAGCATTTGCCGCCATTGCCATTTGTGGTGCTGCACACGCAAGCACTGGCAAGGCAATCGTAGCCGGTGCGGCTGCCGGCCTTGTAGTTAGCTCCGTTGCATCTGGCGGCCAAAAGCAATCCGGCGTTACTGTGTTTTCATCAGCACACGATACCATCATGTGCGAAACATTTGATGGCGTAACATGCTACGAATACACAAGAGGTCAGACGCCAGCGCAGTTTGCTGGCAAGGCTGGCTACAAGTTCATCCACAAAATTAGCGCCGCAATTGCTGGCGATAGTCGCTATATAGTGATGGAGGTAAGCAAGTAGCACAGGATCGGCAGCAAGTAACAAAAAAGCCCCCAAGTCGGGGGCTTTGTCTATTGCGAAACAAACTCAGGCTTGCCAATAATGATCGTGCCAGCGCCGCCGCTGCCAAAGTAGAAGCGGAGGAACACCGTCAGCCCCGTCAGCCCACTTGGAACCGTCCATTCTGGCGATACATACAGGCCGGTTTCGTCTCCGCTGATTGCCTGAGAAGAACCGACAAAACCAACGTTTTCATTGCCGCCGCTGGACTTCGTTCCGAAAATTACCACCTCGACGCCGGTCAGGCCGGCCAAGCTGGTTGCCTTAACAGGGAAGCGCAGCCGCCGCTTTTCACCAGCTACTACTGCAGCCTGAATGCCAGATTGCATAAGGCGGAATACGCCTTGGCCAGACACAGCAACCTGTAGGTTATTGCCGCTGGCGTCACCGTCAGCAACCACCGTGCGCGCCGGGCTTGTCAGCGTCAAGCCAATGGTGCCAGACGTAATTTCCACCGTCCAACTATCAGGAACGGTTCCGGTAATCGTGCCAGTGCCCGGTGTTTTTGTACCAGAGCTGCCGGTAAAGCTGGGGTTGGTCAGCGCGTTACCCTGGCTCTGTGCGGCTGAATGACTCGCGATAAAAGCAGGCTCCACGTTCTTGCCAACCGACGCTGCCACCGCCTTTGCTAGCGCCTTAGCGCCCACGTTCAACGGGTGGGTCCCATCTCCAGCATTCGTGAAGTTTGTGTTCGGGTCGGGGTTTGTCGCAGCAGGGTTGACGTATGTCAGCCCATTCTGTTGCGCGCGCCACGCATCGATAGAGTAGCCGCCGATGGATTGCACGTAGTCGTAAAGCCATCGATTGATACGGGTGTGAACGATCTGTTTTGCAGATGTCCAGCCGGAGATGGCGGAGTTTCGCGGAGGAATGCCCAGCACATGCAGCCGGTAGCTTTTGCTTGCAACCGTATCAATAAGCGCCTTGATGCTGGCTTGAGTTGTAGCGAAATCCCATCCGCGAGCATAAATGTCGTTCATGCCAACACAAATAACAACATCCGTTGCGCCGGCAATCTGCGGCTGAGCCTCAGCAAACATTGACAGAACTTGCCCGCTATCTGCTCCGCCAGCAGCGACGGATACTACATTGGTCGGCCTGCCAAGGTAATAGTCAAGCCACGCTGCCCAGCCTATGCAAGATCGGCGCAGCGGTGCCATTACCTGACAATCGCCAATTGTTGCGCTTGTAACCGGAGATGTGCGCCCTCCAAGCGTATATGTAACCCTTGTTGGTGAGGTTGACACTGCCGTTACAACACCGTCAAATACATTGAACTTACTCTGCGGTGCAACGTTTACTCTGATTGGATGACCAACTGCAAAGTTATGACTGGCAAGCGTTACGGTTGCAGTGCCATCGCCATTATCAACAATGGCGCTAACAGCACCTTGCTGCTCATCTGCAAAAGCGGTAATAGAGTCCCCAAGTACGGCAATTTTGCCAACAGCGCCAGATTCTTTTACCGTGACAGAATTGGAAAACGCAAAAAATGGAATAATCATCACATTCTCCAGTACACAACGCGCGCATAAGCAGCGCCGGTTACACCAGTGAACGTAACGCGGCCCATCGTGACAAGGCCGCTATACAGCACTGGCGCGCAAGTGCTGGTCGGCGTGATGGCCTGCGTTGCATTGATCGTGCCAAGGTCGATGTAGTTGTTTTCCATCGGGCGGCCGGAGATAGTCACAGTGCCAGCGGTGGGTGTTACCGGAATTGTTCCGGCTGCGTCGCTGAAGAACTCCACATATGCAGCCAGCAATGCATGATCGCCGGACATGGTGTCTGTGTAGTATGGGCCTGCGCCGGTCGGCAGGATAACGCTCGCGCCGGACTTGGCCGGATAGATCATTGCCATGGTGTTTTACCTGTTAAAAAGCCCACCCGGTTAGGGGCGGGCTTGGGGTTTATTCCTGTTCCTGCTTAGGCGGTCTGCCGCGTCGGACTGGCTCGGGGGTGGCGACTTCAAGTTCCACCTCTTCCAGCACGACAACATGGCTAGCCAGCGCAGGGTGCAGGGATTGCAGCACCAGTTCGTCACCGGCCTGCGTGCTGAAATCCCACGGGCGAATTACTCGCACGCGCACCATACTGTTAGCCCAGGTTGCCAGCGTAGAACACGCCGCCGCGACCGTTCACATCGGCCTTCACTTGCAGACCCATTGCGCCGTAGATCATGAAGTTGTAATTCTCGATCGGCATGTTGCGCGGAACTGGAACCACGGACAGGGCAGCGCCTACCAGCGGGGTGATGTAGTCTTGGCTGCGACGGTAGCAGAAGAACTCGTTACCGGACAGCTTGAAGGTTTGGCGGAACTCGCCAACGCGACCCATGGTGTAGCGCAGTACGTACTCCATCAGGGTGCCTTCTTTGAAGCCACCGCTCGCCGAGTAAACCAGACTCAGGCGGCGCATCATTTCCGGCGATACCCAAACAACGTCTACCTTGTCCAGATAGTTGTCGTCCAGCTGCTTGATGAAGTCACGCTGCCAGAATTTGACGATGTTGTCGTTAGTGGTGGCGTCTGCGGTCAGGTCGATGTTGAAGCCAGACGCGCCCAAGTTGATTTTCTTGGTGTTGCGGTGGTTCTTGATGCCTTGGCCGGTAGCGCCGTCAGCCTTGATAGTGGCATCGCCGTTCAGCATGTAGTCGGCAACGTTGGACATTACCCACTTCATTTTCAGCGCCTGCGCTTCGGTAGCGTAGTCGATACCTTCGGACAGGCCGCCTTGCGCCTTGCGGAAGTTCACGCCGTAGCCAGCGGTAAAGGCCGGAATCGGGTCGCTGTCGTACTGGATTTCGCTGTGGTCTTGACCAAACGGCACTTGGAAATCCATGGAGCGCTGCACGGACTGATCCAGATCAGTGCCGACGGCGTAGGCACGGGAGGTCTTGCCGATGTTCAGCGGGGTGGCAATGCCCATCAGGTCGGTCAGGAATTCGCGGCCTTGATCGTTGTCGCGCACGCGCAAGGTGGTGCGGTCGGTTTCGCGCCAGAAATCCAGACCTGGCTTGCCGGCGTTGCCTTCCAGTGCAAAGCCTTCGGCCAGATCGCGGTCTTGCGAGTTCATGGCCATGCCGAAACGGTCAACGATCTGCTTTTCGGCAATAGCGCCCACGCGGCGCTGATTCAGCAGCAGCGAAAACTGGCTGGCGTGGTTCGCGTTGTACTCTTTCGAGTCCTTGCTAAAGTTCTTCGGGTCAAATACGAACATGTCTTGTTCCTCGATTAAGCGAAGCGAACGCGCACCAGATCGGCAGTGGCGCCGACGGTGAAGGTTTCTTGCGAGTAGGCGATAACTTCGTCAGTGCCCAGCGTGGCAATTTTCAGCTTGCCTGCGCCGTCACTGGTCAGCGGGGTGTCGATTTTCAGCACGGCGGAAGCGACCACCAGCGCAGCAACTTCGCGGCCAGTCTCTGCGAACTCGCCAAGGCAGGTGTCGCCGGATGCGACGGTTTCGGTGATCTTCTTGCCTTGCAGGGTGTCTACGTTCAGCACGTAGATGAAGTCCTGCTTCTTGCCTGCGGTGGCATGCACGACAAAAGCGCCGGAAGCGTTCAGCTTGCAGATGGTGCCGGGCAGCAGTGCTGCGCCAGTCAGTGCGGTACGGGTAACGGATTTGCCGTCAAGGTTGATGCGGTTGTAGCGCGGCATGATTCAGTCCTCTTAGTAGCTGTAGCCAGCAAACGGGTCAGCATTGGCCTTGTCGGCAGCATTGCCAACAACAACAGGGGCAGCCTTGCCGGAATTCGCGGCCAGCTTCTCTTGCAGTTTTTCCAGCGGGAAAACCATCCACTCTTCGGCGGTCAGTGCCGAGTTGGTGGCCAGCTTGTCAGCAATGGCGCGCTTCTCGCCTTCGATACGCTGCTTTTCATTAGCTTCCATGCCGACGATTTTCTCTGTCAGGGTGTTTACTTGCTGCTCCAGCTCTTTGCGTTGCAGCGCGTTGTAAGCCGCGAGAACGTCAGCGTCACTGCGCCCTTCGTGGCTAATGCCTGCCGCATTCAGGGCGGCAATGATTGCGTCTTTCATCTGCGATGATTCCTCGCGGTTGTGAATGGTGTCGTACTCGGTTTTCCGCTCTACCTGCTGCGGATCGCCAATTAATGATACTACATTTTCGCTATCAATGTAGTAATCCGATTTGTAAAAGCTATCACCTAGGCGATAGACAAAATACTTGTCGAAAATATCGACCACGTAAGCGCCATCTTGCAGCGCCTCGGCCAGCTTCATTGCGATGGCGGAGAATGACAGTTCGTCGCTGTTTGTTTCCAGATTCACCGCAAACACCGGCTCACTCTCGCCCGCCTGATTCAGCCACATCCCAACGCCTTCTTCCGGCGTGCCTGCCCCTTGCTCATCCAGCAGAATGGCGAGATGGTCAAAGGTCATGTCGGATGCGATGGCGTTGTAAGCTTTGCCTTTGCTCTCGCCTTTGGCGGCTTTCTTGCGCAGGAATACGCCCGTGCTGACGTGAATCGGCTCGCCAGCATTGCCAGCAATGGCGGCGTCTAGGCGTTCCAGCAGTCGTTTGCCAGCATCCATCGCGGCAGCCTGGTTCGCGTTGACGGTAATGTCTACCAGCACGGCTTCACCATCTTTGCGGGCATTGGTCACGGCAGCGCCTACCCAATACTGCTGCATGGCTACGGCGTCGGCGGCTGATACGAAGTTGCCTTCGCTGTCACGCGGATGGCCAGCAGGCGCTGCGGTGTTGTTCAAGGATTGATAGGCTTTATTGACCTCGGCGGCAGGGTAAGCCACGGAATTCATGACTATATCGTCAACAATCGGCACTACGTCGCGGATTGTGTACGTGTCACCGCTCTTGCTGATCTTGGCGGAGTTGACCGCCGATAGAATATTGACGCGCATGGTTGCACCATCATGTTTTGCTATGGTGCAAGTATAGCACATAGGTTTTTGCTATGTGGTAGGCGTGAAAAAACCCGCGTGGGGCGGGTTGTTGTTATGCTGGCTGAACCAAATATCCGAAGCAGTCAGACCCAATATCACGCGGGTCTCGCGGCTGCCCTGTCCATGGGTTGTAAAGCCATGCAATGCTGCCATGGTAAATGCGGTATTGCTCAGCGTGAGACGGGTACGGCTGCTGTTCGCCAGTTGCTGGGTCGTATCTCATCAAGTCATCTTGTCTCACTTCATAACCCTCGAAAAAAGTTTCCACATAGTTTTACGCACCACCCTCTGCGGCACAGTCCCGCGCTTGATGGCGTTCAGGTCGCCAAGCAGTGAGGCTAGGCGGTATAAAAAGCTGCGCATAATATGCACCTCCTGCGATGCAATATAAACACCCACCGCCACGGCGTCAACCATCACCAGTCTTTTTGTCGCCGTACTGTTTCTGCCACGCAACACGCTCCGCATCCATGCTGTTTTTCAGCTTTTGCGTAAGCTGCGGCTGGCCATCTTCTATCAGCACTTCGGTTATCGCGCAGTAGCAATTCCTTCTGTTGCCTCGCTCTGAGTAGAACTTGTCTACCTCTGCCTTTGAGTACACCTTGCCATTTCTCGATGCGTGCCAGGGGCGAGTAAACCACTGCAAGGTGCTAGTCCACAGGTATTTAATCTCGATGCCAAGCAGTGCTTGCGTATCTTCGCCTTCGGCCATCTTTGCTTGGCGCAATGTGTCGGTGATATGGGTCTGTGCTGCGCTCCATGCTGCCCGCTCATCCATGCCAAGCCGGTCAATCAGCATCTTTTTTACGTCTTTAGGGTTTAGGCCCTGCGCGATACCGTCGGCAATGATTGCTGTGATCCTTGATTTCTGTACGCCAACAATGCCGTCCCAATCGCCGTATGATTTTTGCAGCGCCATTTCCAGCCGGTTTACATACCCTTGCGACTGCATTGCCACGCTAAGCGGCCTCACGGTAGCGTAAACGGGCGACATGGCGGCAAGGTTGACAGATGCTTGCGCCAGCCCAAGATGCGCGGAATCGCTGACGTAATCGGCAAAGAAGTATTCTCGCGGCCCGCCTGCAAGCAGCTGCTGATAGAAAATATCGCCAACAGTTTGCCGCAACTCATCCATACGACTAGCAGGAAACTGATACGCTCCCTCAGCATTAAACGCCAACCATGGCACGCTATCTAGCCATGCAAGCACGCGCTCCGTGATCCGCTTGTATCGCGCTGAAATGTCTTTGTCTGCGGCGGATAGGATTTTGCCGGTCATGGTTGGGTTGGTGCGGGATTTTGGCACTAGTGGGTTTTTGATGCGTTTGTATTGAGTAGCCATCAGGAAGTCACCGAAATAAATACACCCAAGGCAAACATAGCAGCAAACGCAAACACGGCAATGGAGCCAGCAACGCAAAGAAACTGCTCGTCAGGTTGCATACGATCAAATCTAGCAAAAAAGCTAGATCGCTGCCGAACATCGCCACTGGAAATCTTTCCTTTTTGCTGTGCTGCAAATCCCTTCAAGCAATCGATGTGATGCCGATCAATACTGCCATGAATAAATTCATGCTCGGCCATACTAATCGCTGCGTCCACTTCTTTCTCGCTTGGCGATGTGGTAATTATGTAAAGCCACCGCTGGAATTCGCCTTCTTTTGCCATTTCCTTGGCTTCCTCTTTGCGCCTTTCCTCTAGCGCAACCTCTTCACGCTCACGCACCCACTGGCGCAATTGTTGTGGTGTTTTCATGGCTTCATTCCTTCAAAGTACGCATGCCAGCATCAGTTAGCCATCCTGTGCGCAACGACACGCCGCAGTCAATCAAGCCGCGCCGCGCCGCCCTGTTGATGGCCGCTATCACAACCTTGTCAACTGCGCCGGTTGCATGGGCAATTCGATCTGTCGGCAGTGGATTGCCATGCGCCGCAAAGTCGGCGTAAGCCTTGCACACTTGCCAGTCTGTTATGTGCTGTCGCTTTTGTGCTGGGTGATTCATTCGCTGATATGTCATCTCATCTTACCAAAAAAGCCGCATGTGCGGCTTGGGGTTATACGCGCTTGCGCTGATTCTTGCCCGTGCCGTAAACGCCGAAATCATCAGGAACTTGGTACAGAAAGCCATCAGGCGAAGATTCCAGCATCGTGACAATGCCATCCTTGCACGCCTTGCGTAGCTGCTTGCGGCGCTTTTCGTGGCTATACTTGTAGCGGTGGGCAAATACCTTGCGTGACATGGCTAGTTACCCTCCGTTGCGGCCAGTGCGGCGCGTACATATTCGCGCAGCCATTCACTTGCCCCAATGGATGGTATTTTATGCTGATCTACGATTGACTCCAAAGCCGCCCGCAGCTGGTCGCGCTGCGCTTCCATGTCAAGGTATTCACGCACCGATGGCAGACCGTCACGCTCAAGCTTCCATGTCGGCATCCCAGCACACGCATTCACGCATGCCACGATGCGGCGGGCGTTGGCCTCAAGCTCACTTTCGCAGGCTTGGTAATCCTGAACAAAAGCAGAAAAGTGATTAACTCCTTTTTCGTTCAGCTTGTAGACTACTCGACCAGTTGCCAGCCACGGCTCCGGCGTATGTTTCTGTTCGGTCATTTTGGTTGCTCCTGTTGGTTAACGTCAATCAATGCTATACGCCAACCATTTAACCGTCAACCTAAAACCATCACCACGGCGCGAACCGTGGCGGGAATGCTACACGCCAACCTTCACATGCGCCACGGCAGTATTGGCCGATACCACCGCATACAGCCTGCCAGAATGCGCCACCACCGGCTCATAGAACGTGCCGGCGTCGATCTTCTCGCCGCAAGCAAGCATCAGCGTCTTGGCTTCTGCCAGTTGCTGCGGCGTCCATTCGGCCACATTCAGCGGCAACTCTGCGCCATCGCCATTCACGCCAGCATACATCTTGCCGTGCCAGAAATAGATAGCCTGCTGGTCTCTGTTCTGAATCGCAATGCTCTTGATGTTCGGACGGCCTTCCGTCACCAGGATCACCGCATCAGGCACAACGCGGCGCACAGATTGCACCAGCGCACGCGGGGCAAACTCATCGCCTGCCGATTCATCACGCCAGAACACGACACGGGCGTATGCTGCTCCCACAATGCCGGAAAACGTCACGCGGCCTTTGGTGGCCATGCCGTGGTGCGTCGGGGCGTCGTATGTGCCTGATGCAATCATGGTGGCAGGCAGTGGCACGGCGTTATCCATCGGCACGAACACGTTACCAAGCGCAGACACTTCAAGCGACACGGTGCCGGCCGTAGGCGTGGCAACAATGGTTCCTTTGTCGTCGCTGTAGAACTCAACGTAAGCGCGGCATAGCCCCCAATCGCCAGACATGAGTTCGGTCAGGAAACTGCCAGACGTTGGCACGACGTGAGCCGTGCCGTTCTTTGCGTTATACAGCTGTGCCATCTTGCGCCCCTATGTCAGCCGGTGCTGCGTCCTCTTTCATGCTGGCAATATCCGCATCAGAACGCGGAGCGAACCCGCCAGCGGTGCGGATTTCGTTGCTATCGAACGTGGCCACGTCTCCGGCCTTGAATGCCGATTCATTGATGCTTGCCATCTTCGCCGCATTGTCCAGCTTTTGCGAGTCAGACGCGGCAAGCAGATCATCCCACTCAACGCAGAAATTCTCCATCGGCTTGATAGCGCCGCATTGCATCAGGCGGCGGATGAACTCTTCGATGAAAGGATTGATAGCGTTTTTCTGGCGACTCATGGCCGTTTTCGCCCAATCGGCCTGGTCTTGGTCAGACGCCAAGCGCCCTGTCTGCTGGCCGAACAGGATTGTGAACGGAATCTGCACGGATGCGGCGAACTCATTCGCGGCGGTAGTCCATGGCCCCGTAGGGTCAGCAACGGTCACTTGCAGCGTGGTCAGCTTGCCACCTTGCATTACCACAGACGCATCTGTGCTTGTGTTCAGGTCGCGGGCTTGTTCTTCCAGTACATCAGCCACATTGGCGTCATTGCCATGCGCGGATTTCACCGCATCAACGACGTTCGAATCTTTGTCAAACTCGAAAACGATCGTCCGACTGCTGTTCTTCAGGTAGGACTCAGCACTGCCGCCCGTGATCTTCTCAAGGTCAGCCAACCGGTTAAAGCCCGCCTCCAGCAGCGGGATGCCTTCGAACATGTCGCGCAGGTCGCCGTCCGAATACACCACCACGCGGGACGGATGCACGTCTTTCCACTCTTCTGGCTGGCCTTGCGTGTCGTCGTGCGATTCTGGCAGTGCTGTTTTGTACTGGAACGCAGCGGGCAGGCCGAATGTGTCGCTGTTCAGGTCGCTATCCCATGCAGTCACGCGCAGCTGCGACTCATAGACCGGAATCACGTCCACCAGCTTGCCGGTACCCAGCGGAAGCGACACGTCTTGGCCATCCGCAACTCGCAGGATAACGGCAGAGTACCGGCCAATCAGCTTGCGGCGGTCAGCCTCTTGCAACTTCTTCCAGTGCGGACGCAACAGATCGGCCACTGACTTTTCCCACGGCGTCGGCTGGTCGTCGTCGGCGACATCCGCACCTTCTCGCAGCTCTTTGATGCATGGGTACTCGCCCCAGGCTTTGCCAATGTGGCGCTCAATGGCGGCCTTTGCGGCTGGGTGGCGCTTGTATGCGGCGTAGTAGTCGGGAAAGGTCGGATTCTGCTTGTAGCCGAACTGGCAATAGAGGTCGCCGCGCTTTGCGTCAAGCTGCGGGAATAGTTGCGATAGGTATCGCATGTCGCGGGTGTTGTTCATGATAGCGGCCAGCTATGAGTATTGTAGTAATCATAGCATGGCATGAAAAAACCCGCCATGTGGGGCGGGTTGATGGTTATTTAGTTCTCTCTTCCCAGCTATCAGGGTCTAGATAGAAATCTTCAACGTAATGTTCTTTTCCTGATGCGTCGCGCATCTTTATGCACCCTCCAATGTGCCTAGCTTCCAAAAGTCCGCAAACATCTATGCGATACATTCCAGTTTCCACATCAATATCATGAACCGGCCAATCGCCATCCCACAACTGCGGCAAGCTGTTTATGTAATTAATATCTAGAAGATCAGCCATATCACACCCCCTCCGGCCGCTCGGTCAGCGATTCGCGCCAGTCAATGCCGGCGGTGTCGATGTTGAGTGCGTACGCGCTAGCTGATTTGCCCATGCCTTCCCATATAGTTCTGCGCACGACTGGCAATTCCTCGTGAAGCCAAACGTCTCCGCACTCATCCATCGCCGCCCACTTATACTCCGGCCGGATCACCTCCCACGGAATGACAAGCTGGCGTGGGCGGGTGCGGTAGATAAGCTCGGCAAACACCGCATCACACATCGACGGCACCCATTCTTCTTTGGTGTTTAAGCAATCGGCACCACCGATTAGCAACGCCTCCACAATCTCCCCGCGCTCCTCCGGCGTCAGGTCGCGGAATGCCTTCTTCTCTTCGTTGCGTACTGTCATTTTGGTTGCTCCTTAATCCGGTCTTTAATGGCAATTTTCCAGCGCTTATATGCTTTTTGCGGAGTCCAGGCGCTTTGCCATACTTCGCCTGACGTGCAAATCCAGCCACCACCAACCTTGAATATGTGCGGCTTTTTGGTCATTTTGGCCGCTCCATCAGCTCATCAATGGCGCATTGCACATGGTCAATCGCCAAGTTATAGCCAATTACAACAAGGTCTTGCGTGTCAGCGCCTTTCTTCGGCAACACCAGCGCCGACAGCGGTACACGATCTTCACGCCGCTGCACAATCTGCAACAGCGACTGATAGGTAAACGGTGCGTCGCGCAGTTCTGCGGTGGTCATACCTGCACAAAGGCGCTCCATGGCGTCGATGCGGTCTTGGTCTTGGGTCATTTGCTCATTTCCTCTTCAATCATGGCGTCAATCTCGGCCAGCTTAGTTGCGGCATATTGCTCAAGTCGGTAGCGAGATTGCTTCAGCGCAAGAATTTTGGTGCTGTACATGCATATTGCGCGCTGAGTTGTTGTTTTGTCCGTTCTTCCCACTGAGTGAAATACAGATGAAGAACATGCCTCACTCACGAAAGGCTGATAATCAGCACCGCAAGAAACCCAGCCCACAGATAGGCCAGAAAAAGAGCTTGGCGGCATAACATCTGGCTGCACTTGTTGAGTTCTACGCCACGCCCGCTCAATGGCCAATTGCTGCTTGAGGTTTTCCATTTCGGCACGCTCTGCCTTGTTCATTGCCATATATTTCTCCTTTGTTGACGCCGTGGCGGCCTGTTTTGTTAGTTTTCTCTTGCAAGTTAAGCCCGGGTCGCGCTTTTGTAGCCGTACATGCGGGCAAAGATTGGGGGGCTGGCGTTATCCGCGTCACGATGGCCGTACATGTAAGCAAATTCAATAGCTTCTTTCGCGGAAGCTGCTACTTGGAAGCAGAGGGTTACGCCGTTTTTGTTGGTTACGCGGTAGAGGTTTTTCATGATTTGGTTCCTACGTTTCTTGCTGCGTTGTCGATGTGTCCATATTAGCCACGCCACAGCCCACCGTCAACCAATACCAACACGCCAGCGGGTGACGTGTGGTAAAAGTGCATCAGCGGGATTTTAGGAAGATGGTGGATTGGCTGCCGCGACGAATGATCTTGCCCAATGCGTAGCGGATTGCATCCCAGTGGTGGTTGTGCTTATCTACAATATCTGGCAGCACTTCGCCCGTCAGCCTGTCGGTCTTGTACTCATACGCACTTGCCTCTGCAATGGTTTCCTTGCAGCGCGGGTGAATAATGATTGCATCGTATGAACGCAGGTGCGCAATGCCGTCCTCTACGCTGCCGGGCCACTTCTCCACGCCTTCAATCTTGAAGCCATGCTTGGCAATGTGGCTGATCGTTTCAGGGCGCGCACTGTCGCCGTAAATCTTGTACTTGCGCACACCTGGAATGCCGTCGTATATCTTCTTGCCTTCCGCCTTGCGCTTGGCGGCATATGCCTTTTGAGCGTCTGTAGCGCCATCCATGCCAGCATAGAAGTGCCACATGTCGTCAAGCTCCACATGCTTATCATGCGCCTCGTACTCAATGTACAGCTTGCGGTTCGCCACCCAGCATTTATTAAGCGTGCTAGGGTCGGAGCTAAACCCAAAGTCAGCACCAAAGTAAGGCCCATCCCATCCGGCTTGCGGCTCAAAGGGCTCAACACGCCACTTCCCGTTCAGTACCTTCACGTCCGAGCGCTTACGGAACTGGCCAAGCCAGATCCACGCGTAACGGTCTGGATCGGTTCGCGCCATACGGTCGCGCTCCATGGCCAGCTCCTCCGTCAGCCACGGGTTATGCTCAAAGTTGCACTGGATAATCAGTGTTTCGTCATCTTCATAGATGCCATCTACTGCATCATCCCAATGCGGCGCAACAAGGTCTGCCCACGTCGGATCGGTCTCTTCGCGCGGGTTGAAGCTCACCCAAATTTCAGAACCCTTAGCCCGCAACGTCGGGAACAAAATGTCCCAGCTAGTACGGCTTACGCATTCGGCCTCTTCTACCCATGCGCGGGTAGCGCCAGCGTAACCCTTGATCTTTGTTTGGTTCCGCAGCAGCCCATCAAACGTGAAACGGCTGCCATTGGCCGGAACGCTGATCTTCGCCTCAATGACGCGGAAATCCTCCGAGTGCCCCTTGCGGTTTACTTCGTCAACCACCTCTTGATAGCTTGAGTCGGCAATCGACTTCATCACTTCACGGAAGCACGTAATTCTTTCTGTTTGCATTCTCGCAAATTCAGTAAGAATCGATATGATAGTTCTTGTCTTTGCCGAACCCCTGCCGCCCCAAACAATCTTCCTTCGCTTTGGCCACAAAAGCTTTTCCAGCCTTTCGGGGATCAAGATTGTTGGATCGTCGTCCGACGGCTGCGGCACTCCGTCAACAACAACCCATTTCCTTACAACATCTCTGTCCATGTTGCATATCCCAAACACGGACGATCTCTTGACTGGCTGGCTTGCTACAATTTTTTCTTCAAGCGCCTCAATAGCCTTTGCAGATAATCTTTTAGCCATCACAGCAATCTTCCATTCTCTTGCGCCCAGTCGATTGGATGCTTCGCAGACTTCCTCATGTTGCATGTCGGGCAAAGCATTTGCAGGTTGCTAGGCCAATTTGTTCCGCCTAGTTTTAGCGGCATAATGTGGTCAACGTGATACTTTTCAGATACGTCACACATGCAGTTGGCGCACTTGTATTTCTGATCTGCAAGGATTCGCCTAACATCATGCACCGTATAAAACCCATCAGCGCCAGCCTTCCTCGCCCTTCTAAGCATGTTGTTTTTTCTTGCCGTTGCTGGATTTAGCTTGTTGTACTCTCGGGTATATCTTCGAAGACGTTCCGCATTTGCCGCATAATGCTTTCTGCGCCTTTCTGACACTTTCGCCCTGTTTGCCGCCTGATAGGCAACAACCCTTGCAATCTCTACACTGTTGTCTTTTTTGTACTTTTCACGCCTTGAAGCGTTCATTGCATCCCTGTTTTCTTGCTTGTACTTCCTATCCTTGGCGCGAACTATCTCATAGTTTTTTTCTCTGTACTGCTTGGCAACCGCAAGCCTGTCATCCCTATTTTGATAATATCCATCTATCGTGCAGGCAAAGCAAGCTCCCATGCTAACGTAGCGCAAAGACACATGCCCATGCTTGCAAGGCTTGCCAGTGAAATAGTACTTGAGTCCGGCACGCTTGGCGTCGGCGCGTGAAATGATATGCAGGTGCATGATTGATCTCTCATCTAGAGGCATCAGGAGGAAATCAGGGAAGCAGGCGATGAACTCTGCTTGTCGGCTGGCCGGCCTATCCCTGATGTAGTGCACATTATACCACTTTTTTCTCTGCTAGCAGTCTTTCCAGGGCCTCTAGGCGCTGCACCAACTCCGTAACCTCCCGCACCTCAATAGCCGCCTTGATAAGCTGCGCCATCTGCGCGGCCACATCTGCCGGAATCTCGGCATTGGCCACGGCGGCAATGATCTTGTCCAGCTTGTCTGCTGGGCTATCCTCTGGCCGAATGTCAACGGTGAAATTCGGATAGGTTGCCTTCGGTACTGGCGACAAGCGAACAAGAATCTCGCGGAAGATCATCATATCGCCGTCAAGCGCATGATTCACGGCACGGTCGAGAAACTGCTCCTCACTCTCACCGGCACGCTTCAATGCCTCCACCAGCAACGATGCGTAAGACTTACCGCGCCGCTTCGTTGGCTGGTTGTCCGATCCGAATAAGTGTTTAGCCATATGTCATCAGTATCAATCAGTAATTACCTACCTGATTGTACAAAAAACGCCGCGACATAGCACGGCGTTTTTTACTTTTTGTGGGGTGGTGTTAGGTGGTGCCGCCTTTCTGCGCGGCGGCAGGCAAATACATCCACAGGCAGTCCCATGTTCCGAAAGTCCGCGCCGTGACGCCATGGCCCGTTTTGAAGCTGCCACCAGTGTGGATGCCGTAGTACGTCACGCCGTCATTGCAGAACAGCACCGGCTCCCCGATGTGTGGCAGGAACTGCTTTTGGCTCTTGTCGTTCGGGTTGATCCAGCCAGCGGCCACAGCAGCCACCGGCTCGGCCAGCTGCGCCTGCTCGGCTGCGGCGATGGCTTTTGCCGCATATACGGCCTCGCATGCAACACCAAGTGCGGCTGATAGTTCGTCATGAAACTCTTTGCGGATCATCAGGCCGCGCTCTTCGTAGTCACGCTTTAGGCCATTCAGCACAATGCGCACAATATTTTCGTAGCCTTGCAGCGCGGCAAGCATTTGTTTGTTCACGTCCATATCAACCTCCCGTTAAAGTCACTCCATACTATGCACAACGCAGCTAACCGTCAACCTAAAACTAACCAGCCGGATGGCTGGTGTTGGTTTATTGCGACTTTCTACTTTCCCGCAACTCTTTCCGCACATTGATAACAATCAGCACCAGCGACAGCATCGCGCCCATCACGGCGGCAATCGTGGCGGCTAGCGCCTGGGTCTCTGGTGTAACCAGCAACCACCCGCCGGCTGATACAGTCCCGCCAGCGGTGGCATAGCCCACCTTGGCGCTAGTCAGTACGTTTTCGATGGTCGCGCTGGCGTCTTTCACGGCATTTCCTTCGTATTGCAATGATAGCCAATACCACGATTAGGCCGAACCAGAGCACGGCTGATAATGTCTGCAATGCGTCTAGTGTTGAGTTCATCGGGCAGTAGCATGGTGATTAGTTGAATGGCCAGAAGGGCTTCTATGGCTGAATCATACACCAGCACCGGAATGAGGGCAAAGTATGCAAGCGCGTGGCATACAACAGACAGGCCGGATATGCCCATTATGCGTATCGTGAAGTTAGAAGCGGGCAGCAGATACATTGACAGGATAATGCCAAGCTCAACTGCCGCCGCCGTCTGGTAAAAGATTTCATCCGGCGTATAGGTGACAGCATAGGCATATTGCAATGCCGCGATGGCAGCTATTGCACTAGTCCTGTTGCTGCGTAGCATGGCAGCTGCTATGCACCATGCCACCATTTCGCCGGAATCAATCATTTGCCTTGCTTCTTGTCTTTGGAACGATCAGGGGATTCTTGCTTGTCTTTCTTCGCGGGCATGGTGCTTACTCCTTGGTTGATAGTGGCTTGATTGTAGCATGGTTGGTGGCGGATAACATGGCGCACAGTCTATTTAGCTGGGCATTGATATAGTCAACAGTTTGCTTCTCACGGATGGCTTCGCATTGCTCGCCGATGTTGCTGACTACCTCATATATTACACGATGCCAGTCATCAGCCACGGCCACGGCTGGCGGCCGTGGGAAAAGTTCCCTCGCCTCAAATCTTAAGTCGCCGTCGAATTCTCTAGACTTGTATAGGTCATAAACGCGTTTTGAGCAGCCATGCCACGTACCGCACGCACGTCCGTCTGCCAGTTTTGCGCGGTACTGCCACGCCACCGGCTCGGCCTGCTGCATGGCCTTGGCTGCTTTCAGTGCAAGGCTTTGGGCGGTGTAGTCGTCTTGTAGCTTTGAAATCATCAGCGCGGCGCGCTCCATCAACTCGGCGCAGTAATCCGCATGACCGCCCATGCCGTCATGCAGCCCCGCCGCGCACTCTTTCAACTCTTTGGTAAATTTGTCCATGTCACACCTCAAAACGGAAATTCAGCCAGGAGCAGCCGGTCAACGATCTTGCGAGCGCGGCCATATCGCATCGCCTCGGCGCTAGGCTGGCGTGGCTGGCGCACCTTTGGCAGTACGCGTAGCTTGCACCCTGCCGGCACCGATGGCTTCGTGTGACAACGGCGGATCACCTCGCCGCTGTCGTTGTCGATGATTTCGTAGCGATGCATTATTTGGCACCTCTGGCGCGGATGGCTTTGGCTGCTCGATGGCAATCCATGTTTCGCACATATGGCACGCGCGCATGATCAAGGGCCATTGCATATTGATAGCAAACCTTCGCACACGCCTCCCGCTCTTGCTGGGCTACCAGTGCGGCGAAGCTTGCCAGCTGGTCGTGACAGTTCACGATTGCCCAGTCTGGCCCCAGTCCAGCCTCCAGCGCCATCCGAATCACATCATCTCGCGTCATTACAACCCCCTTGCCTTGGCGATGGCGGCGCGGGCGTCTGCAACACATGGCCTATCCTCGCCCCACGCCTCTGCACCGCAATTTGCCAACTCTTCCAGCGCCTGCAAAAGCTCCGGCGCGGCGGAAATCAGGGCGGCATTGGCTTCGATTTCCGCAATATCTTTTCCATGAATTCCGCAATCGTCACGTGATCCATACACGACTATGGATTGTCCTTCCGCCTCAATTCCTGGATTCGTGCAACAGTCACCGTTAAAGACTTCCCACGGCCCCGGCGTAAATTTGTCAGTCATGTTTGCATCTCCCTTAGTTGGTTACGATTCCAGCGTGCGTGCCACGCCTTCCTGCCAGTACTCATCGTTTTTCACGTAGCGGTAGGTCGGGCCATCTCCGCCAAGATCGATTACGTCGAATTCGGCCTCGCCACGACCGAGGTATGCCATGGCAGCATCCCTGGCGTAGCCGACGGCGCCCCACTTGCCGCGCAGAACGTGGCCATTAGAAAGCAAGGCGACCCATTCTTCGGTTGTTTCAAACCATACAAGTAGGAACTCTTCGACATACGACGTGCCGCAGCCTACTTTAACTGAAGCGATGGCGGCTTTAGCTGCATCCCACGCATCGCGGTCACGGTCACGGTCGCTGATGCGAAGAACTTCATCCATCAAAATGCAAATCTCCTCCAGAATTTTGGACTTGTCAGTAATGATTTTTGCTTGCGACTCTATTGTTTTCATAAGATCGCAATGCTTTATGATTTCTTTTTTCATCCCTGCGTTGTATTCAGGAATTCCCATTGCCTCCCGTGCTTTTTTTGCAAAGGCACCAGCCTCTTCGTAGTCACTGAAGAAGCCAAGGCATTTTTTGCCAACTCTTACTTTCCACTTGTTTTTTTGCGCTTCCCACGTTACGCCGCGATGACCATCTTTCATGACTTACTCCTATGTATGCAGTGACTACATGTTAGTTTATGTCACGTCACATGTCAATGCAGAAATTCATACTTGATGACACTATGACGTTAGTGACGTTGATTTTCTAATAGGATACGCGTTTACATGCGCTTATAGGTCTTTAAATATTCTGTTATACCCCCTATTTTTCAATAAAAGCTATATAAGTATGTCACTGCCTGGAGCATGTCATTTACTAAGTAAAATCAAGCACTTACGAGTGACATGCCGATGACCAACTATGACACCATTCCATTTGTCATAGCGTTTTTGCACAAAAAAGCCGCTAAAAAGCGGCTGTTGCATAAAAGCTACATATCTGCGCGACGAATCAAAGGCGGAACTAACACCAGCCGCGCACCACTGGTACGCTTCCGCTGCCCGCCATTCTTAGCAGTTATCAGCTGACTACACTGCGTCACATCCGCCTTGGTAGGCCGGTCGAAACCCAAGTCCTGCATCACATCCGTGGCGGATCGCCACTGCCAGAACGTCTGCGGCTCGTCCCAATCAAGCCTGGAATTCACGCGCTCTTCAATCGGGTCGATTACCTCATAGTCTTTGTTATGGTCGTTCAGCAGCGCCATTTCCTCCGGCGACAGAAACCAGCTGGCGCCAGTGCGATAGAACCGTTCGTAGACCTCCGCCCATACTTGCTGCATGTCCAGCCCGTGGCTGTGATTGATTCCAACGCAGCTGATAGTCCAATAGCGCCGGTTGCCGGTCGGATCGTGCAAAAACTGGCGCGGGTTCACCGATGCAAAAAACACCGTGCGCCGCGCATACTGGCTTTCATTCCGCGCATACGCTCGCCGCATTACGTCGCGGTCGCGGGTAATGAATGCCTTGAGTGCGGCAATGTCTGACTTGCGGAACGTGGCGTCCAGCTCGCCAAGCTCGACTAGCCAGAACGATACCGCCTGCTTCACGCTGTCGCGGTCGTCTGGCCGCAGCGATAGGCCGTCCTGAATCACGCGCAACTCGGATGGCACTAGCGACTTAAACCACATCGTCTTGCCGAGATACTGCCCGCCTTGCAGCACCAGAACGCCGTGGGCCGATACGCCTTGTGGATTGAACGCAGCCGCACACGCGGAAATCATCCAGCGTGTAATCATGGCAACTTTCAGCTGATAGATCGCGTTACCTGGTTCCTCGCCATCTGCTGTGATGGTGTCCAGCAGTAGATGCAGCCGTTCCTGTCCATCCCACGGCTTGCTGGTGATCCAGTTCGCCACGGGGTTGTATTGATTGCGGTCAGCGATATTGCACAGGTAGTCCGACAGCTTGCCGGTTGGAATGCCGAAGCGAACGAACGCCGACATAATCCACGCGAGCGAGGCATTGGCTTCATTGTCAACGCTGTAGCCTTCGCCAGGAATCATGATTTCAATGTCCTTGCTGATGACGTTGTACCGCACCGTGACGCCAAGGCGGCGCAATGCTTCCTCTGCGTTGCTTATGGTTTCCAGCGGCTTGCCTTTTCCGGTGATGTCTGGAAACTCGCTGTACCAGTCAATTGTGGCCAGATCGAAGCCACCAGTAGCGGCAGATACGGCAGTGCTGCTGGCGACAGCTGGCGCTTCCTTCTCCTGTGGCTTCCTTTGCACATTGGTTCGCGTGTCGATCGCGTCCGGCTTGAGCGGGTTGTTTATCGCATTCGCCACGTCGGCATCGCCGTTAATTCGGCGCATGTCGTCGAAGTCGGTAGGCTGCTCCGATTCGTCAGCAAACCATGGCGCGGCGACCAGCCCGTTTACAGCGGCAGCAGCCTCTACCGCGCAGCACAGCCCAGCGTTGCGCTTGCGTGGCGATTCGTGCCATTTGTCGTCATCAGCAGCAATGACGATGGCGCATTCTGGATAAGCCTGGCGCATGCTTTCCGCGACGGGTTGCAGATTGCCAGCATCGAATGCCACGATAACCTGATGGCCGGTCGCGGTGTGTATCGCTTCGCCAGTCGCCCAGCCTTCACAGATAACGATGGTGCCGGAATAGTCTTTCTTGAGCGGCAGCAGCGGAAAGAAACCGCCAGACTTTTCGCCGCCTGCCAGGTAGTCGCGGTCGCGTTTCAGCGGATTGTCAGCACTGGGGAAATACGCCTGCAACGAAACTGGCCCGCGATTTTCCAGCGTGCGAATAGGAATTACCAGCGCGTTATCAATCGTGATGCGCTCGCCTGTTTCTGGGTCGGTACGCTGCCAACTGGTAAAGCGCACCGCGTCGCGCAGCGGGATGTTTTTCCGCGTGGCGTATGGATGCAACAGCGCAGGCTTTGCCGCGTCATAGATCCGCTTGGCGCGTGCTGCCGCATTGGCGTGCATTTCCGCCTGTTCCGCTTCACGCCGTGCTGCATCGGCTTCACGTTGCTGCTTGCGCTGCTGATATTCCTCCTCGCTGATAGATTCCGGCTTGCCTTTGCGACGATAGCCGAAGTCACGCGCCATCTTGAACAGCGACGCAATGGTAACGCCGCGACCACTGGCAGACTTCCATGTGGCGCGTGCTTCTTTGGCGCTGTATTTCTCGTATGACTGGCTCCACCGATCCCAAATGTCAAAGCCAGCGTCGCCCAGCTCATCGCGGATGGCAAAGGCCATGCGATACCAGATTTCGCGGTCGTCGTTTGGGATGTGAGATAAAGCGGTTTCGATTTCCTGAATGGTCGGCGCTTCGTAGTTAGACATGGCGAGGCACCTCGCTGTAATCGATATCGAAAACAGGCGTGCCATTCGGAATTTCGAATGCCTTGATTAGCAGCCGGTTGTGATGCTCTTGCAGCTTCACCAGTGCATTGCAATCAGTGCATTGGACGGATAGATGGCACTCAGTGCCGCGATGGACGCGCACGTAGCGCGTATGGATGTGTTTGCAGTCACGCATGACGGCCTCACTGTGGTTTGAAGGGAGCCTGAACTATACGGCAAGCGTGCGGTGCGTGCAAATTTTGTTGACGGAATCAACAAGGCCGGATATAGTGGCTTCACCTGCTAACGAGATAGGAGGAAGTAAACATGTTCACCGACATGAGCAATAAGCAGTACCATTCCACGCCTGCCATCAGCGCGTCTTGGCTCAAGATGATGAACAAATCAGCGTATCACGTCTGGTATCACTTCATCAGCAAAGATCGCCCGCCATCCATCCAGACGCAAGCAATGATGCTCGGCAGCCTGACGCATACGCTGGTGTTGGAGCCGGAAAAGCTGTCCGCTGAGTATGTAATCGTGCCGGAAGGTATCGACAAGCGCAGCAAAGACGGCAAGGCATTTTTTGCAGAGATTGAAGAGTCCGGCAAAACGCCAGTCAAACAAGCAGATTTTGACCACTGCGCCGCAATGGCAAACGCACTGCGTGACGATGCGTTTTTTATGCTGCTGCGCCAGAACAAGCACGAAAACGAGCGCACATTCTTTTGGGATGATCCGCGCACTGGGCTTGCCTGCAAGATGCGCCCCGATACGGTAATTCACCCGTGCGAGCTTTTCCCGAATGGTGTAGTGACTGACGTTAAGACCACGGCAGACGCATCGCCAGCAGGGTTTGGCAGGCAGTTTTTTGCACTTGGCTATCACATTCAGGCTGCGCACAACGCTATTGGGTTCATGCGTGCATTTGGTCGCGGCGAGCCGGAATTTTGGCGCGATGGCGAAGAGCTTAAATCTAACCTGCCGCTGTTCGTTTTTGAGTGCGTAGAGAAAGACGCGCCACATGTCACACAATGCTACACGGTGCCAGCCGACGTTATGGAATACGGCATTCGTGTTGTTGAAGAACTGATGGACTCGGCTGAATACTGCTTCGAGCATGACGCATGGCCTGGCTATGCGAATGTTTCGCCGGTAGAAATCGCAGTACCTGGCTGGATTCGCCGCGAAATGGAAGAGTCCGGCGAGATTGATGTTTCTTACGTAGAGGAGAGTGAAAATGAGTGATATTGCAAACCTGCGCGACACCATCGTGGCTAAGTCCGACCAGATCAATGCTGATGATCTGCTTGGCGGCAATAAGACCATTACCGTTACTGCCGTAAAGCGCAGCGCATCGCCAGACCAGCCGGTTGCCGTGCATTTTCAAGGCGACGACGGAAAGCCATACAAGCCGTGCAAATCCATGCGCAAAGTGCTGATCTTCGCATGGGGCGAAAATGGCGCGGACTGGATTGGCCGCAGCATGACGCTGTTCAATGACCCTGAAGTGAAATTCGGTGGCATCAAGGTTGGCGGCATCCGTATTTCGCACCTGTCGCACATTGAGCGCGACATTGCCATCAGCCTGACTGCTACCAAGGGCAAGAAAGCGCCGATCACCATCAAAAAACTGGCTGCCGCAAAGCGTGAAGCGCAACCGGCCAAGCAGGAAGAGTCGAAGCCTGCCATTACGCAAGAGGAAATCAACACCATCAAGCGTTTCCTGATGGCCGAAGCCAAAAACGGTATGGACGCGCTCAAGAAAGCATGGTCTGAAACCAGTGAACAACATCGCCTTGCCGTGTCGCCTGATGGTACGTGCCCTGCCGCACTGAAAACGGCGGCGCAGGAAGCGGATGCAGCCGCAGCGGCAGCGAAGCAAACCGACGAATTTTAACCGATAGGTAACGTAATCATGGCAAATAACATTTCTATCATTGGCCGTCTTGGCCGCGACGGTGAAGGCAAAAACGCTGGCGGCACTGCGCTGTTTGAGTTCAGCGTGGCGGAAGACGTTGGCTTTGGCGACCGCAAGGTAACGAACTGGTGGAAGGTTCAGCTTTGGGGCAAGCAGGCCGAAGGCCGCCTGGTTGACTTCCTGACCAAAGGCCAGCAGGTTGCCGTGTTCGGCGAAGTAACGTTGCGCGAATGGCAAGACAAGGAAGGCAACAAGCGCCTGTCGCCTGAAATCCGCGCCAATAGCGTGCAGCTGGTTGGCAGCAAAGGCGACAGCGCCGTACCGCGTGATAGCGAACCGGCAGCGCCGAAGCGACAGGAGCCGAAGCCAGCCGCAGGCGGGTTTGACGACGGAGACATTCCATTCGCCCCGCTTGGCAAGCAATCGCGCTTTAGCGTCCTCGTAATGTAATAACAGGAACGGCCGGAGCAATCCGGCCTGCTACCATGATCGAACTTCGCCCATACCAAAACGAGATAGTCGAGTCTATCCGGCAAGCGTACCGGCAAGGCTTCAAGTGTCCACTGCTGCGCTTAGATACAGGCGGCGGCAAGACTATCATTTTCAGTTACATAGTCCATCAATCTGTTTCGCGTGGCGGCTATCCGTGGGTGATGGCGCATCGACGCGAACTGATTGCCCAGATCAGCCAAAGCCTGGCACTTTTTGGTGTCAAGCATCGCATCTGCGCCGATGCAAGCACGGTGCGAAAGCTGCGTATCAAGCACTTCAAGACGTTTGGCAAGTCGTTCGTAGACCAGACGGCAAACGCATTGGTCGGCAGCGTTCAGACCGTCGCCAGCATGCTGAAAAACCAAGCCATCAAGCCGCCGTCAATCATCATCATGGATGAGGCGCATCATGTAGTAGAGGGCAACCAATGGGGCAATGTGTTTGACCGCTTTCCCGACAGCCTGAAACTGAAAGTAACCGCCACGCCTGAGCGCACAGACGGTCGCGGCCTTGGTGCTGGCTTTGGCGGCTACGCTGACACAATTATCCATGGCCCGTCCATGCCGTGGCTGATCGAAAATGGCTACCTGTCGCGTTATGAGGTGTACGGCTCGGACAATGCCATCAGCACAGATGACGTGCATGTGAAGCGCAGCGAGTTTGACCAGAACGAATTGGAAGCGGCAGCCGGTAGCAAAACAGTGGTAGGCGATGCAATCGCGCACTATCGCAAGCTGGCAATGGGTATGCGTGCCGTGGCGTTTTGCGTCAGCATCAAGCGCAGCAAAGAACTGGCCGAAGCATTCAACGCGGACGGCATTCCAGCCGTGCATGTTGATGGCGAAATGGAAGACGACGAACGCGAACGTGCCATTGCCGATTACGCAGACGGAAAGTATATGGTGCTGTGCAACCAGTCGCTGGTGTCTGAAGGTTTCGACCTTGCCAGCATTGCCCAAAAAGCCGTTACCATTGACTGCGTGATTGACCTTGCGCCGACGATGAGCGTTATCAAGTTCATGCAGTCATGGGGTCGTGCATTGCGGCCAGCGCCAGGCAAGGTGGCAATCATCCTGGATCACGCCAACAACTGGCGGCGTCACGGGTTCCCACACTTCACCAGAGAATGGTCGCTGCAAGGCCGCGAGAAGGGAAAGCGCCGCAAGCCTGCCGACATGGAGGCCGATGTATTGGCGCGAAAATGTCCAAAGTGCGGCGCAATCCATGAGCCGGAGCCGGTTTGCCCTGTGTGCCTGTTTGTCTATCCGAAGCAAGACCGCGAGGTAAAGCAGATTGATGGAGAGCTTGGTCGCATAGACCCAAAAGAAGCCGAGCGACAGCAGCGCATTGCCGCCAGAATCGAGCAAGGAAAAGCGCAGACCGTGGACGATATGGTAAGCCAGCTTGGCTACAGCAGAGGCCGCGCAGAGCGCGTTGCAGCTGCCCGCGATGCAAAGCAGCGCCAGATAGCCGAATGCCTTGAGCTGATAGACGAATACACGCGCAATACCGGCCTATCGTGCTGGCGTGGACTTGGTATCAACAAAGGCGACGTGCGCAAGATGAAACCGAAACAGCTGGCCGAGTTGGCCGCCAATCTGAGAGGAAAGCTAGATGTCGCAGAACCCAGAGACGAGAATACAGCAGAAATGCTTGCTGACTGTTGGTAAGCGCCTTGACGTGCTGGCTTGGCGCCAGCAGGTTGGCAAGTATCGCCGCCTTGATAGCGACGCCGTCGTCAGCATTGGCGACGTTGGCATGGCAGACGTTGGGATGGTGGTGTCAGTGGAGATCACGCCGGAGATGGTCGGCAAGCGCGTTGGCGTGTACGTCGGCGTTGAGTTCAAGACCGCCACTGGCCGCCAGCGACCGGAACAGAAAGACTGGCAGCGCGTCATAGAAAGCCGCGACGCCGTTTACCGAATCGTGCGCAGCGAAAGCGAAATGATTGCGCTGGTTGATGATGTGAAATCAGGGAGGGCTTTCCGTGAACAAGCGTGGTGAGTACATGCAGCTGCGTGAGCGCATGCCAGGCAATGCAGACGAATGGATTGTGTCGAATATTGGCGTCAAGCCGCAAACGGTTCGGGTGTGGAATATGTGTAAAGATGGCCGACTGCCAAGTGATGCAAATTTGCGACTGATGCGTGAAAAGCTGGATAGTATCGGTTGACGTTCCGCCGTTCGGTGTTTACTATGGATTGACCAACTAGGAGATAGATATGCTGCCAACTCAAATTCAACAGCTTACATCGGTTAGCTTTGACGACATGCTGCGCGAGGCAATGAAGCTTGGCTATATAAAGATCGAGCAAAGTTCATGGAGTTTTGATTCCGCGTGGGAGGTGACTATTACCTTCGAACGCAAGAGCGGCACTCGAATTCACGCAAAGGGCAAAAACACCGACCCGTGGTTTGCAATGGCCGATGCAATCAATGAAGCCCGTGAAATGGGCGCCGGAAAGGAATCGTAAAATGACCCTCTCAGACAAAACCCAACACCAGCTTGATGCCGAGTACCGCAACAACACCGAATCCGTGCAAGCTAACGCGGCATGGATTAACGCGCATGAGGCGTATGCGTCGGAGTTTGGCGGCATGGCGCTGTGCGGTGTCAGCTTTGGCGTGGTAACGCCTCGCGTGATGGTTGCTGACGTGTCCGACCTTCCTGTAAGCCGCCCAGTGCGCATGATCGGTTACAAGCCGGTGTATGAGGTGGCCTATCAAGGCTTTGTGTTGAATGTGGTGGAAAAATGACCGACAACGCCGAACTAGTCCACTTCCAGCACGCCGGCCTATACTTTTCCGCACTGGTAGACCTGATGCCGGACGAGCAGGAAGTGGCTGTGTTTTACGAAGATGGCGATGTAACCGAACTGCTGAAACTGTTCGCGCCGGAACATCGCTATGCAATCAACCGGCTGGCCGTGGTGGCAGCCATGAAGAAACGTGCCGATCAGGCAGAAGAAGACAAGAGGAGTGATGCATATGCCTAACGAAGCAGACTATGGCAACGAGGCAGCCGAGATATTCAATCAAGACGCCATTCGCGCCGCCGCAAAGCAACACAAGCCCTTGCCGATGACTGGCTTTTGCCATAACTGCGATGAGCCGACGGCAGAGCTGTTTTGCGACTGCGATTGCCGCAATGACTACGAACACCGCGTGACTACACGCAAAAAGCAGGGGTTGGCATGATCTGGATTATCGTATTGCTGATTGCCGCCGTGGTATTCGGCAACTGCTGGGTAATGGGCAAGGTATTGCGCGACATTGAAGAACTGAAACGACAGAATGAGGATGATTTGAAATGACAAAGTTTGCTGTAGTCTTGGCGGCATACATCACCATGTTTGTGACTAGCATCGCCTGCGGAATTGGCAAGCAAGTTCCTGCCTACACCGTCGATGCTTCGCACGTGCTGTTTACGTTTATTTTTCTGGCCGTGCCAGCAGTGCTTGGCATGTGTATTGGCAAAAGTTTGAAGGACAACTGAAATGAAAGTACGCATCAAAAAGCTACACCCTGACGCAATCGTGCCGACGTATGGCACTGCTGGCGCGGCGTGTTTTGACTTGTACGCGCTGGAGGTAAACGATTGCTTCCACATCGGATCGCACGCAGACCAGTTTGAGCCGGTAATGTGCCGCACCGGCCTTGCATTTGAAGTGCCGGAAGGCCATGCAATGATGGTATATAGCCGAAGCGGCCATGGCTTCAAGTCAGACACCCGCCTTGCTAACTGCGTGGGCGTAATCGATTCTGATTACCGTGGCGAGCTTATGGTAAAGCTGACGTATGACGGCGACGATGTGGGCGCATTTATCAAGCCTGGCGACCGCATCGCCCAAGCCATGATCATTCCAGTTGAGCAAGTGCAGTTTGAGCTTGCTGACGATCTGAGCGATACGGCGCGTGGCGAAGGCGGCTTTGGGAGTACTGGCGCATGACCACAGACGAACTCGAAACCTGGCGACGCGCCAACCCTGGCTTGCCGATTGGAAAATAAACCTACATGGCGGCTGAGTGCCGCCAAGGAGCATTTATGGAAGTCGTGCGCATAACAAAAGAACAGGCAGAAACTTTTGTGCTGAACAAGCACTACAGCCGCAGGGCGTCAATATTCTGGGCTGGGTTTGGATTAGTAGAGAATGGAATGATTACTGGCGTAGTCGTTTATGGCCAACCGTCGCCACCAATTCAAAAGCACGCGTTTAAAGATAGAGATTTTAGACTGTACGAGCTTGCTAGGCTGGTTATACAGTCAAAAACAAAAAATGCAGCAAGCTTTCTTGTTGGTCAAAGCTTAAAAATGCTTGATCCTCAGCCGTGCGCCGTTGTTAGCTATGCCGACATGGAGCAAAGCCACTGCGGAATCGTGTATCAAGCAACAAACTGGATTTACACCGGAGCAACAAGGAGCCATGACAAGGCATACATTGTTGATGGCAAGCGACTGCACCCAATGACGTTAAGAGGCATGGGAATCACAGACCCAACAAGGTGGGCAAAAGAGAATGGCATTGAAATGGTTCATCCAGCCGAAAAGCATCGTTATTTTTTCTTGATTGGAGATAAGAGGCAAAAACGGGCAATGCTTAAAAAGCTATCGTACGGGGTCGTAAGTGAGTACCCAAAGTGCAATCAGAGAAGATATGACGATGGGCCATGCGTGCTTATGCCAGTTGGCCAGCAGTCGTTGCTATAAAACCACACCACGCACATGCGGGGTTTATCTTTAGTTGACGCTACGCCGTGATGTGTTTATATTGAACGCATCAACAACGCAAACACGAAGGAAGCAGATCATGACCACCGTAGCAATCAAAAACAAAGATGGCGACATTACCACCGGCAAACTGCTGGACGCACCTTACGGCCTTGATGACGGCGAACTGGTAATCATCGAAGGCAAAGACGAAGGCGGCAACAAGTTCCAAACCGAAGGACGCCTTGTTGAAGTGCTGGAAGACTGACCATCAATCGCAGCAGCGTGACAGGCGGCTGCAACTCAGGGGGCAGCAAATGCACACCATCGCCACCGCAATTTACAACCTGTTTGACCGCATCCAGCTGGGGCTGATGTGGTTGTTTGATATCAAGGAGTGATAGACATGGCCATCATGACCGACCACGCATGCAGAAAATGGTGCACCGACCCAAGCAGCGAACAATGGCGCAGTGCCTTCCGCCAGTGGTTCCGCTTTGTAAATCCTAACCTGTTTCCGAAAGTCGCCATCAGCAGTGCGCATCCTCGCCAGCCGGTTACTTTTCAGCGGGTGATGAAATGACCATCCACCGCAAAGACTCCAACGCCAACCACAAGGCGTATCTAGACGGCCTGCACATCATGCTTGAGGCCCGCGCATGGGCACTTATCCCGCGACAGCCGCAGGTGGACACTAAGCGCAAGGCGACGCGTGATAGGCTGGAAGAGATCAGGATTAAGAAGGAGCAAGACTATGGCGGCTAGAAAAACGCACTCACTCGGGCCAAACCAAGTCATGGCGCTGAAGTTTCTTTCGAGTGGGCCAAAATCTACGCGCCAGATGATGCAAATGCTTGGCATGGAAAACTTGCGCCATGCCGGCGAAGTGATGAAGCGTCTTTCCGGCAGAGGCATGGCCCATATCTGCGACTGGGAAAATCTGCCGACTGGCGGCGTAATGGCGGTGTGGGCGGATGGCAAAAAGCAGGACAAGGTAAAGGACGATCGCACGGCATCGCAGCGCCAGGCTGACTACAGGCAGCGCGTTGTCGCAAGGGTTGGCAAAGGCCACTGGGCTGCAATCCAGCGTGCGCAGCGAAATAAGACGTCAAGCGTGCTGGTGATTGACGGCGTGAAAATCTGGGAACGTGGTAAGGGGATTTTGGTATGAGAAAGCAATGCAAGCGCCGTCCAGTGGCGCGTGGCGTGGTGCCAATCGTGTTCAAGCACTGCGCACCAGCCACCAGCAAGCTAGATGAATGGAAGTCGCGGATCGTAGGCATGTATCTGGCGATGGTAGATCACAAGTTCACCGACGATGACTTTGCAGACATGCACGAGTTTGTTGTTATGTGCCGCGTGATTTGTTCTGTCGCCAAGATGGACGACTTTGAAGATTACGTGTCCGACACCGTGCGCTTGATGTTTTCGCCATACAACCGCAAGCAACTCAGCGGCAAGTGGATTTTCACCAGTGAAGAGTCTAGCAGGATTCGCACTCGGCTGAATGCGCTTGCTGAGGCTGTAGCAGCGCTGCCACTGCTGACCATCCACTTTGCCATGAAGGATGTGAAAAAGCAGAAAGCACGCCTGATGGAGGCATTCAAGCGCGACGCCGAAAATTACGCAAATCACGTCGCCGGTTAGTGTATACTTCCGTCAGGAGGTAACACACATGACCGATTTCCGTAAAGCGCTAGACCGTCTACAGGGCAAAGTAAAGTGCCGCCACGTCGCAATCGACATTGCCGCGCAACACTTGGGCATTAGCACTGCCGAGATTTCGCTGCTGTATCAGGGCATTCGTAAGACGCCCGATGGCTACGCAGAGAAGCTGGCAACGCTGGCCGACAATCCGCCGCACCCTGGTTATATCACGGTGCTGATGCTCGCAAAGCATAAGCGAGTGTCGAAAGCCGCCGTACACAAGTGGATCGTAGACGGAAAGGTTGACAAGCCCGTGCAAGGATCGCACAAGCGTTTCCTGTGGACGAAGCACGAGGACGCCCAAAAGATTTGGGAAAGCTGGTTGCGATGAAAGGATTTGCCGTGGCGTGCTGCGCTGTAGCTGGCGCAGTGATTTGCCTAAATGGCAAGGATGGATGGGGCTGGTTTTTGCTGGCCTCTATTTTGATTGCAGTGTATTGGGATGACAATGAAAAATAACCGCCGACTATGGATCTGGCAGGGTCGCAAGAAAGCAGCCTTTCACGGTGCCGCGCACCAGTGCAACGAGTGCAAGCAGGGGTGAGTGAGAAGTGAAAACAAAACTATCATTCATAAAACATGGCCTGCTTGCAATTTCCGGCGCGTCTGCATCTTGCATGGTTTGGTTTTTGGCAGTTGGACACTTATGGCATCAAGTTGAGTTCATGATGCTAATGACGGCAATTTGCCTAAACGGAACCGGAATCACCTTCTATCTGGATGCTATCTATGAAACACGAAGTACCGACAAACCCTGACGTAACCCTGATTGACGCCAGCATCTGCCCGCCGCCCGTCGGCGTCAAGATTCTGCTTGGCGACAGCGTGCGCGGCATTACCACCATTGGCCAATGGCAATCCGGCTTCGACTGCTGGGGCTATCTGCCGAAATTTCCGGTGACGCTGAAGCGAAAAAAGGTTGACGCGCAGTAGTTTGGTGTATATAGTTTGGATTGTGGTGACGCGCAGTGGCGATGCGCAGTAAACGACTAAACGCAGGGCGGAGAGAAAAACTGATGTCGCGTCATTTTGACTAAGACACCCTGCAAGCCAGCAACTGCCAGCTGGCCACCACAAAGAATCGCCCCGCATTTTCCAGCATCACACGCTGGACGCTCAGGGGCATAAATGAGCGGGAGCTTTTCCCTGATCGCCAGAAACGGGCAGGTGTGAATCTGGCGCGGTGAATTTGACGGTCATATATGCAGCGGCGCAATCCACGCAGATTAATGATTGCACGTTGTGCGGCAAGCCGGTTTGTCATCGCTGATAGTAAAAACACCTTGTCGCCTCCTTTACAGCGCCTTGCCAGCGTAGAATCTGCATGGCACGATTGATCGGCGTAAGCGGTCGCAACACGGGGCGGCATTGGATGGGGTGGTTTAAATTGCCACGATTCCGCAGGTACGCCAGTGCGTTAAGGTACAGTGCCGTGCCGTGTTGGTGAAACAGTCGGAAGCTGTAGCACATACAACAGTCACGGCACATGCGTTAATCGTTTGCTGCCCGTTGCATCCTACCGTGACGGATTTGTTTGCAATGTCCATACAAGTACCCGCAAGGGGCTTGACGCGAAATGCCAAGCTGGGGCAGGGCCAGCACCAACACACAATCACTCACGCGGCAACCGGTGGCGCATTTATGCGCGGTCGCAATTGCCGTCAGTCACATCGTTAAATTGATGCGGACGGGTGCGCAACTACTGGTGAGTGATTATGTGTTGGTCGCAACGCGCAGGAACGCATCAGCATGGCGCGTGGAAGTTGCTGATGCGTGAGACGCCAACTAAGGAATCAGAGAGTGCTGAAGAAACTGATTCGCTGCCTGTAGAAATGCAGGTTCCATGTGATGTGGACGCAAGAGAATATGCACAAGCTCAAGCAAGGTTAGCATCTTGCCGGATTGGCTCCTAGTTATACGTTGCCTGACAGCTCGGAAAGACGAGCACCAACACACAAGCGGTATACTTTTGCGGCATGTCCGTAGCAGGTGGGATTCCTGCCCGCTTGTGTGTTGGTCGTCGTGAACGCTGGGGCTGCAACATCGCCACGACGTAGATGCGGATTAGGCAGTTTCGTCGCGCATCATGCAGCACTCTCCCATCCCTTACCCGCTTCGGCGGGTGTTTTTTTGCCAACAAAAAGGCCACCAATCGGTGGCCTAGTTCATTCCAGCAGTTCTACCTGCCGCTTATCATCGCGGCCTGAGATAGATCACCTCACTTTCGAGATTTGTTCAGCGCCAGCAAATCTACCAACGCAACGATTTTTCCCATGACTGCATCGTCTGCCGGTGTCGGCGTCAGCTTCGCCACGACGGAAGCTACCGTTACCACGCCGGTTGCGATGCTCCAAAGGTCTGTCCAGTTTTCCATGATCCACTCCATGCTTGGCTACTCCTGTAGTTTAGCAATTGCATCAGCAATTGCCTGACAAATAATCCACTTCTTTTCCTGCCAAGTTTTCAGCTCGACTGGATTGCTCAGAAAGAAAAGCTCCACAATGATACCGCCAGCGTTGACGAATGCCAGCCTACCGCGTGCGGATTTCGTCTGATCGATCCACCCAGCATCGCCGCGCAGCTTGATACCCATTGCCTTGCTGATAGCCAAAGCGATGGCCTGCGACTCTTTGCACAGCGATGGCAGGCTGATGCACTCCACGCCACCAGCCTGCGGGTTGACGGCGGCATTGCAATGGAACTCCACCGCTAACGCCTTGCCTGCCACCAGCCTAACGGCCTGCGACAGTGGCTGATTATCCGAACCCGTTCCGTCAGAAACTGCCGGATAACCGGCAGCCTCCAGCTTGCGACGGACGATGTTGCGGGCTTCGACAGCAATATCTGCTTCCCTGACGCCATTTGCTACAGCGCCAGGGTCTGCGTTGCTGTGTCCTGCGGAGAGTAGGATCATAGTTGTACCAAATGATTTATATTAGTAATTTTGTGCGAAATTATTCACCAATATACTTAGCAGTAATTGCTGCATAATTCAAATTAAGCGCACCGCCAGAATCTTGATATACATAAAGCTCAACATAATTACCACCCGTGGCATTAACTTGAATTGTAGCGTTAGAACTGCGCGACGTCCCGCTAGTAATGATTTCGGAGGTCGGAACGTCCACGCCCGACAGTTTCAATCTAGTAATGCGGGTGCCGCTAGTGTTAGTTGCCCATTTCGTTTGATATTGGATTTCCCATTTACCAGTGAAAGGCAAGTTAATCCTAGTGTTATTCGTCACATTGTCATGCAGCGAATAAATGTCGTAGTACTCGGAGTCAAAAGGTACTTGCGCCCCACCGCCGCCGTTTGCGATTGAAATTGCCGCGCTAGTGTAGACGGAGGCAGTTACAAGGTACGGCGATTCTGCGTACAGTCTCGCATTGCTGTTTGTTGTAGCGACAATCGGATCACCTGCGCCGACAGAGGACAGTCGGGCATTTTTCAGGCTGACTCGGTGTGGCCCTGTACCATCAAGCGAAATCAGCGGCTGCCCCGTTGCGGTGCTAGGCAAAGTGCGAAGGCCATCAATCGCCACCAGATTCGGCCCAAGCCCTTTAACCTGGAGGAATGTCCCGACAAATTCAGCAAGCACGTTAAAAAACATCACCGGGCGGGAAGCGCGAAGCGCAGATGTGCTGTCAATAATTACAGTGGGCTTTGTAGTGCTACCGCTGTCAAAATACGTTCCCCTGAACTCCAGCCCCTCCACGTTGTTAGCATATACACACGACCCGCCAATTTTTCCGCCTAGCAGCCACCCGCCATCAAATATTACGTTGGTTACTGCTAAGTCGCCGCTCGCCGTGTACTCAAGGCTTACCGCTTCGCCTGCGCCGCCAGTGGCCTGCACAAAGCAGTCGGTAAAACGCACGAAGTCGATAAACGTCACTGTCGGAGTAAATCGAATCGGCTGCGAAGCCGTAAAGTGGCAACGCTCAAAAAATACATTTCTGGCCGACTTTAGCCACAAAGCATTAGTCAACGCAGCAGCGCCGGCGATTGTAACGCCTTCTATTACGATTTGGCCGGCGCGGTCATTCGATACTGTACCTGCACCAGTAAACTCAAAAAGACCGCGATTGGCAGGGAATGATCCGGACGGAGTCAGGACAAAGCCTTTTGCATCACCATGATACGGGAAGCGTGCAGAATCACCTTTAATCGAAATGCTACGGTTGGAAGAACCAAAAACAATCGGCGCAGAAATAAGGTAAGTGCCGGACGGGCCAGATAGAGTTCCGCCGCCAGTCAAACTATCAATAGCGGCCCTAAACGCCGCGTAACTATCTGCTACCCCAGTAGGGTCTGCACCCCACCAGCGAACATCCACTGGCCCACTAAATTGACGCTCCCAGCTACGGCCAAGACCGTCTACCCACACCGTGCCGTCGTTGTCAGGCTTGCTGCCCGTGCGAACAGCAACCCCGCCGCAGCCGTCAAAATAGTTACTACGGCCACCGATCTGAATTCGCGTCGCATCACCAGTGT